ATAAGCTGCGCCTTCGACATGCTTTGTTTCACCGACAACATGAGGCGGTTTGCTTCCGCTATCAGATCGCGCTTTCCAAATTCTTTTAATGCTCGTTTGGCCACGTGCATCCTCGCTAGAAAGAAAAGGGCCGAGCGGAGAGAACACCGCTCGGCCCGTAGTTGGGGTTTAGGCCGATAAGGGCCGCTCTATTGAATGCATCCGGTGATGATCCCGCCGCAGCGGTTGCCAGTCATCACAGCCAAATCAGCTTGTGAGACTACAATCATCGTTCCGCCAAGAGGTCCGCGATCTGCGATCTCGAACTCACGCGCCTCGAATCCGGTGCCACTCGGGCCACGACGCCGGAAGGTATAGGTGCTGGCAATTTCCTCGCCATCGGTCGGAGTGCCGGGCGGCACGGTGACCAACACAGCCACATTCGCGAGGATGTAGTCGAGCGCCGAGGTTGACTCGTTCTTCACCTTCGAAGCCACGACCCGAATGGGAGGAAGGCCGGGAATGATGAAATCGACGAGCTTCGTTCCCGCATCGGCTACCATCGAGATAGCAGCCGGGGCCGCTCCATCTCCGAGCAGCTGCCGCATGTGATTGCGTACCTTATCGTGACGGAGAAAGGCATTGGCCACCTTCTGGTTCATCCAGATTTCGGTCACTTGCTGCGCGCTTTTCTCGATGCCCGTCTGAACATCGAGCATCGGATCGGAAGAAGCGCCGCCATTCCATTTGTACGCCGCTCCGAGAGCCGTGCGCACCGTGGCGTCCCAATTGCCGCTGGTTCCGAGCAGATCCCACACGTCGATTTCTCGATCGAGATCAAGAGCTCGGCGACAGCGCCGCGATGCCGCCATCAACGGATTGTAGTTGTTGCCGCTCTGCGCTTCGGTCTGCTTCGGAATGAAGCTCCCGACGTAGCGATTGACGACTTTGTAGGATGATAAGACGCTCTTCGGATCGACCTCCGGCACCTTTCCCTCATCGCTGCCCTTCACGGACACGCGCCGGAATGCATCGTCGGAATTGAACGTCCTGAATTTGTCCTCATCGTTATCGACCAGGATAACCTTGGACGCCTCATCCGCGCGATATTGAAACGGTTTGTATCCGGCCAAGTAGGTCGGGATTTCCGTGGGATCGTGAACATCGGAAGGCTGTAGCGATAGGGTGACCCGATCGCCCGCATTTCCAATGCCTTTGATGTTGTCCGCCAATTTGATTGTGAGCTGTTCCATCGTGTTTACCTATTTTCTTTCTGTATTGATCCTCTGGTTGCCGTTGATCAGCTCTGTTAAGTCCCGGTGGGGCCTGTGGGACCGGTTGCTCCGGTTGCGCCTGTTGCTCCGGTTGCGCCGGTTGCGCCTGTCGCTCCGGTTGCGCCTGTTGCGCCTGTCGCTCCGGTTGCGCCTGTTGCGCCTGTCGCGCCGGTTGCGCCTGTTGCGCCTGTTGCGCCTGTCGGGCCGGTTGCGCCAGTCGGGCCAGTCGGGCCGGTAGCGCCCGCAATCGAAGTGTGGCCGAATAGCTCAACTTCGTGCAGCACATTGCTGGCCCCCGCCGTCATTGCGATACCGAAAGCGGTGCCGCTGCCGCCGAGCGTGAGACCCTTCCCACCCGTGGTCGGCATCATACGAGATCCGACGTTAATCGAGCCGCCAGCGAGAACCTTGGCACGTCCCGAAATCTGGACATTGCCCCAATTCCCGTTGGCGATCGCCTGCATGGTGACACCGTAGACGGTGCCGTCGTTCGCTTCTTGCAGATCGACCTCATCGTCCACCGTAGGCGACGATTTTACTTTCACCAGCACACCCGCCGCCATATTGGTGCCGCTGGTATTTTTACCGGCCCGAATACCATCCGGGCCGACGATTACTCTGGGTTCTCCACTCATTGCTATTCCTCCTATTTATTCGATTTATCCCGTGTATCGCGCCCGTTTAATCGCCGGTCTAGGTCTGATCCACGACGTTAGGTTGTTTTTTGAGATTGCACGCCGCAACGAATACATCTTCATGCGACCAGCTATCGGAACCGTTCACCGTTGCACGGATGCAAGCCATCGCGCGCTCGGTGCTGTTGATACCAGGATAGATCGCGAGATTGATCACGTTCGGCTGTCCCGCTTTCACGGATACCTTCGATTGTGGCGAACCTTGCAATTTAGGAGTTACCACCACGCTCGCGAGCAGCTTATCGTCGCCCGCTTGCTGCTTCGGATAGCTCGCAGCAAATTTCTCCGCATTGCTCGTTCGGAGCAACAGCAGCGCATCGCGGATCTCGGGACCGTATCCGCGCGATGCGATCACAGAATCGACATCCAATTCCGCAGCAGCCTCTTCGGATTTCTGAATGCGAGAGCGCAAGCTCGACAACTCGGGCATCACGCCCGCCAGCTCTTTCGCTTGCTGCATGAGTTCGGCGATTCGATTCACGGCTGCATCGGCATCGCTCACTCCCATCGCTTTGAGCAGCGCCGTGAGTTTCGCGCGAGCGCTGATCGATTTCTCGACGGCATCCAACAACACGGGCGTGCTATCGGATTCGGCGCCGACTAATTTCTGGATACTGTCGCGCATGCCCGTGAGTTCAACAATCGCAGCCTCGATGGCGGCGTCTGCTTCTCTCACGCCTAAGCGACCAGCAAGTACCTTCAAAAGTTCCATGTCCAATTTCCTTTCTCGTACCTTTGCCGCTGCGGCTGTTGCAGCTCCTTCCGGCGGAAGTGCCGGAGCAGGAGCGATTTGTCCCGCTTGCTCTTGCACCATGCGGGAAATCAGTTTGTCGGCCTCTGCCAATACCTCATCGGATGACGAGAGAGCCGGAAGATTGAACAGTTTGCGCATCGCGCCGATGATGTCCTCGATCTCAACGCCGACCGGCGCACCACCTTGCAGCGCCCACTGTTTGAGCTTTGCAATTTCGCCGGTTAGCTCTGGCAATCCGGCAGTGGCGGGTAATCCGAAAAGCTCGCGCAATCGCTCGATCGCTTCTTCGGCATCGCACGCCATATCCATCCACATAAGCCCATGACCTGCATTTATTTGTTGCCTCATCTGTTGCCTCGATGCGACCAATTTCTGCATTCCCTGAACGATCGGCGAATTCGTCAAGGCCACGCTGGTCAAAACGGCCCCGACATTTTTCGCGCTCGCCGGATCGATCGTGTTGAATGATACCGACACGCTTGCCCACTGATATTGGCCATTGCGGACGTAGCCACGCGCAAGTTCCAGAAAGCGGGTCAAGCCCCAAAGCTCAGCGCGCCCCTCCTGAGAAGTACGCACTTCTAACTCGCGCGTCCAGCCCTGCGCTGGTGCTCCCGTCATCGGAATCGATCCATCAGCAGGCCACAGCTCGCTTGCGTGATGAAAGTCCCACGGAATTACATCTGCGCTTCCAACACCATCGGTCCCCGCTTTGTAGCTGGGATTGGCGTGGAAATTATTTACAAGTTGGTTGAATATGTCGCGCGTCAATGAGAAAGGCTGCTCCCCATTTCGATATCCGGGATAGTTGCCTTCCATCGCAATCTGCACCCAGCGCGGCGAATCGTCCTGCGCATCAACGGGAGCGACAGCAACGGCATCGAGCCGCACAGACAATCCGAATATACCAGCATTAGATTCCATCAATTGCGGACGAATAGCGCCACGTTTCCGCCTTATTGATTTGTCTGCACGCATCCTTAAGTCCAATTTGATTAGAATCTACACACCCAACAACACGCCAACTATACGCGGACACAATATGGAGTGTCAACGGTTCAGATCAATTCTCCATCTATCAAACTGATCCCCGGTTCAATTTCGATCGTTCTCATACTACCCGGTTTGAAATCTTCCGGGGGGCGCTGCCGCACCCGCCACATATTGTCGGTTTCTCGGCTAGTATAGTGCTCGAATCCATGCGCTTTCGCCCAATTCAAAGCGCTTTCCACAGTCTCGAATTTCGATTTATCGAATATCAATGTTTGTGCTGCGCGCTCTGCCGATATTCCAGCATGTGCGTCGAGCATTACGATCGCATCGTGCCAAAATGACGCGAGCATCAACGCGGGCCCCGCCGTAAATCCGGGATCGGGAATATAATTTATTGCAGCACCGGACGAGATCACCATGCCGGATGCTTGCTGAGCTGAGAGCGAAACCACACGACACCGGCAATTGCTAGTATATATCCCATTTGCTGCTATCCATCCGAATGGAGATTCGAGATCAAAAACATGACCCGAAAAATCAAACTTTCTAACACCAACGACCTCATCGAGAAATACCGCTCCGGAATATCGATCAAGCATTTGTCGGATAAATACGCTATCTGCCGACAAGCGATCGCTCGCATTCTTTCCGAGCAGGGTGTCAAACTCAGAACTCGATCCGAAGCTGAAAGACTCAAGTGGAAATCGATCTGCAATTCGGACGCTGCTATCAAGCGCCAATGTTCTGCTGCGTGGAATGCGCGTCGCGGTCAAACCGTCAGCCTCGAAACCAAGATCAAGCAAGCCAAAACGCATGAACGCCATTTGACTCGCTGCGGTCGTTTTGAAAACGAATTGTTTGATCTCATTTGTAATCGTAGAAACGATGTTCGTCAGCAATTCGCGATAGGACCCTACAACATTGATATTGCCTGCGAATCGGCGCGCCTCGCCGTGGAAATCATCGGGACTATAGCTGGAAAAGTGAGAACTGCCGCGCTGCGAGAGCGCGTGAAATATATCCTCGACAACGGCTGGTGCTTGCTCTTTGTAACGCTGCGCACTCGCACTCAACGATGCGATCCCGGATTGATCGCGATTGCAAAGCAGATAGTCGTGCTCGCAAATAGAACTAGCTGGGATCAATCCGCGCGTGGTAACTACGGGGTGATTGGCCGTCACGGAAAGCCGACGACCTACTGCAGTAATCAACTCCACGGCTTGCCCCGAATAAAAAGCTTTTGATCCACCGCTTATTTTTCCTTCAATCGCTGTTCCGGGAAGAAAGCAATTAAATCCCAGTGGTGGATACCCGCGTTGCCAAAATGGATCGGTCGCTTTCAAGATCACGCCGTCAGCTTGCGCATGATTCGGGCGCCGCCTGTTATCGCTGATAGTCCTGATCTGCCAGTATGGTAGTGCTTTCATAACAACTGGCTGTGATTGCCGCGCATATCGTCCTGTGTTGTAAGCGCCGAGCACATTCGTCCTGAATACCGTTTGCACATATGCTGTTTGCGCTTTCGTGCTCGATGCGATCACGCCTGCGGATTGCAGTCTTGACTTAAATGATGTTGCAAAGTCACGCAGCGACGTGCCCTTGCCAACCAGCCGCGCCAGCTCAGCATGCGCTTGCTGTAGCAAGTGGTTTTGCGTCAATGCTGCCACCGTAAATGCTTTGCGCTTTGCGATGGCTGAAAGCCGAATAAACGATGCTTTCGTTACGACGTTGCGCGCCTTAAAGTACGCCATTGCTTTGTCAAAAGGCATCGAGACGAATTTAGGATCGAATGGAGGAATGGCTGCAAATTTCGCCTGCTCGACGGGAGTTCCCCCTTCATCGAACGCACTATCCAGAGCTCCGAGCGCGAGCGATCGAACGATATCCTTTTCCAACGGCTCTGCGAATGCTCGGGCGCTGAGTCGCATCGATGCTCGATTGGCTGCGTTTGCAATCGAACTAGCATCGGATAGTCCATTGAACGCGCTTGCGAGCTGATCCGCCCAATCGTTTACAGCTCCTTGTAATGCGGGCGTTCCATCTTCAAATATGCTCTCCAAGCTGCCATTCACGCTCTCGGGTTGACGCGCACAGCACACGCATTCATCCGCATTGTATCGCGCGATCGTTTCAAGCTCTGCATTCGTCGCAAGCTCCGCAGCTAATCCTCTCGCAATGATGTCGCCATCCGTTGCTTCGGGTTCGCGCTCCATGTGCTTGAAGTTCTCGATTTCTCGCAGACGCTCCTCGGCCGCTTGCTCGGAAGAATAGCAACCGAATTTCCGGCTTCCATCGTGGCTATAAACGCACCATTCGCCGCCAACTTGCCGAATCATCAAATAAACATTCTCTGCTGCGGCTATCTGAACCGGACCGCTCAATATCGGAAGCGCGCCCTCTTGCGCTGGAGCTGCCTCTTCGGTTGCCTTGCTGATAGCTATTTTTTTAGATTCAAATTCGGTAATCGTAAGATCACCATCTGGATCAGGAGAACCATCCGGCAATGTGAGTGGCTGCAATCCCTGACCAGCGCGCGCTTCGTTTACCGTCATAATTGTGGCTTGATCAGCTGAGCCTATGCTGATCCCGGTATCATCGCGCGCTCCCTCATCCGTGCTCGCAATCGGTGCAATCGGCTGCTGTTCTCCGGCAGATGGCGAACTACCATCCGGCCAAACAATAATCGGTCGTGGCGCTGGGGCGACTGGCGCAAGCGGCGACATGGGCGGCTGCTCTACTTTCAAGATCGCCTCGATGCGCTCCGGCTGGCGGAACCCCGTGATCTCATATGCTTCCGCAAGCGATATTTCTAAACCCGAATCAAGCGCCCCTTTCAAGCGCTCGACCTCTGCCTTTCGATCTGCTGGTAAATCGCTCCTCAGTGCGAATGTCGGAGCATGCGGAAGCTCACTCTCTCCGAAATTCGCTGCGATTATTCGATCAGTAAGTTGCGTCTCGATGATCTCACTCAGCTCTGCGGCATCGCTGGTGAGGATCATCAACTGCTCGTCCTGCATAACGGATGCTTGGCTGCTATTGAGTCCCGCTGGCATGCCATCAGTAGTTCCCGTCTGCCCGAGCACGAGCTTACTGATCTGCTTATCCGCATCGTCGATCACTTCTTTGTGAACTTCACCCGCTGATTTCCCCGGCTGCACAACAGTCAGCTTCGTCCCTCTCGGCATGCGCGCAGTGTATGCGGCGCCGAGTCCGTCTGCTGCGTCATCCGCTGCCTGCAAATCTTCATCGGATGCGCTGCTCTCTTCCTCGACTTCAATCAAGCGCCACGGCTTGCCGAATAATTCGAGTAAGATCATCCGATCGCGCTGGCTATAGCGTTTGAAAAAACTCCAGTACATGCACCGAGGTGCGAGGCCCTCGCGCTCCGGGTATTCCCCGAATAATTGTGGCTGCCAGATCAAGAATTTACCAGCTGGCTCGGCATCGAGCACGATTCCAGGCGTCGAGAATATCCCACTCGTCGAGAGCTTCTCATCCGTTACGACAAGCTCTCGATTCGGGCCGAATGACAATCGGCGCGGGTGAATCCAACCGGTTTGCACTACGGCGATCCGTACTGATCCGAATTTATCGCTTACAGGTCCAGCGACCATCGTCCAGAGAACTTCCAGCGCTGCGCGCCCATCGAATAGCGCCCATGCAAGCTGGCGCATTGTGCGCCTGAAATGCGTCAAATTTTGCAGCTGCTCGCGCACAACGGCGGCATAAAATAGCGCTTTCTCTTTGTCGATTCCCCCGCCCGTTGCGGGGCGAACTTCGTACGGCAGACAGCTAACAGCGCCGAATCGCTTATTGAGCACTGCGCCGAGATGCGGATCTGTTTCCACCGTCTCTCTGCTCAGATCGGTCAGCTGTTGCATATTGCCGATATGCGCGAGCTTTAAGGCTGTCTCGATCCGATCAAGAGAGATCGAACGGCCAAACCGCTGCCTCGTCGAATCCTTGGCGACTGGAATAGATAGGTTGGTGTTTCTAAGCATCGAGAGGGGAACTCCCGGGTAGGAGCCTCCTCCGTCGTTGGGCGCGTATGCTTTCAGCCGAATAGATCCCTGATTTCTCACAACAAGCGCCGCAGCTCTCGCCGTGTTCTCGACTCCCGTGCTAACTCTGCGCCTCATATCGGTTACGCTATCACTTACCGAGCCAGCCGCCAAGTGCTCCGAGCGCGGCTGCTCTCGTTCGATCGATAATCGATCGCGGCGGTGGCTCTCGCTGCTGCTGATATCGATCGAGTAATTTTGCCTGTTCTTCATGCGCTGCCATCGCAGGATTGTCTAACTGAGTGGCGATCGCTTCGTAGCCATCTAACACTTTGGATAGTGCGTCTAGGAGCAAGTCCTTCCGGCTTTTGAGACTCAGGTGGCTGGTTCTATCCCTCGACGATTTACCCGCCTCCCTGAGCTGTGAGGCGATCTGCTTCAATGCTTCGGAATGCCCCCGCTTGATCCCGGACAAATAGAGCGCGTGCTCAGCTTGCGAGAGCGCCAGCACGATCGGATCTCCAGCCGACATCAATATCCGCCCTCGTAAATCAGCGCTCTACGCTTGCCGGGTTTCGGATGCACGTTTCCCCGACTGCCGCGCCGCGATGCTTCTCGGCCAAGCCATGCAGCCATGAGAGCATTCCCGGTGTGCGCCGGTGGTGGCTGGTAATACATGCATTCGTCCACAAAATTCTGGACCTCTGGATCACATCGTCCATTTGAATCGCAGGGAATGATCCAAGCGCCATTCTGGAATTCAGTAAAGATAGATTCTACTCCGAAATCCTTATCGTATTTGTTGCTCGCGCTGGTCGCATGCGCTTGTACCTGCAAGTCGCGTTGTTTTTCCAGTGCAAATTGCCGAATGAAATCTTGCGCCGCATTTGTTTCGACACGCGTCACACTTCCATATCGTTGCGATTTCCCGACGAGCTTATCGATGATCTCCGGCCCGGTAAATCGCCCGCTTTCTATATTCAAAATTTCGCGTGATCCATCTTTGTGCCGAGAGAATGTAAAGAATACGGTCGGATCGTGTTTTTTACCCGGACCTACACCTAAATCAACGCCGGTATAGGTGGGCAGGGGCCCGTCATAATGATCCAGCAGCTGCTTGCCAATCCCTCGCTGTTTGCAGCGCTCAATCCATGCGCGCTGGCATCGTGTTGCTGTCGGATCGAGCGGCTCGCAAAGGAATAGTCTCGCGAATTCATGCGGCAACATTCCCCCGCGCCCCTCACTACCATATCGGATCTCATTTATGCGCGCGATGCTATAACGCTCGGGCCACAAG